TAATAAGCACGCTTGAGCTCATACTTATATTGAATGGTCATTTAAATGTTTACGACCAAGTTATTAAATAAATGGTACTTATACTATATATTAGTAAGTACGTGCATATGTATCGTTTACCTATTGTGTAGCGGTGTGTACTGTATGTGTACAAAAGGGAGCACGGTATACATAATGCTCCCCTTTGCTGATGGTAACTCCTAGAACTGTACTGCTCCTGGCCCTTGTACTACAAAGCGCAGGTTGGTTGCGATGCGGTTATATACACGTGCTTCGCTTCTATCCATGAATGCGGCTCTTGTTCTGAGTATAGCTGCTTTAGTAGTAGCCTCTCTTTTAATCTCAGATACAGACTTATCACTTAGACTGTTAAGCCATACTTCTACCTTATCCTCCTCATCCTTGAGTACTAAGGCTGACTCCATTGCAACGACCTCTGCCTCTGTGAAGCCTGCTGCCAGTAGTTGCTTTCGTTTCGTTGGGTCCATGTGGACTCCTTTCTATTAGATTAATAACAACATAAGTTTATAAAAATGAAATATAACGGTTTTCCGTATATAGGAAATCTCCCCGATAGGGGGTAGGAGCGATAATAACCTTGCTTATCAAAATGGTACAAATTTTCAGGGAAAACACTATATATAGGGTATACTACTGCTGCTGTACTGTTATACTATTATTATATATAATATATATATAGTAAATTAAAATAAGACAATTAGGGAAAAAGTCAAGTAAAAAATAATGCTTGATATAACTTGGTCAAACTATTAGATTGGAGATGAGATGGCAAAAGCTATCAATGAATTGGCTCAATTAGGGCTCAGTGAACAAATTGAAGTACTATCTTCTCTATCAAAGAATCGAACAATAATTGAGATTGATGGTGTTATGTACCCAATACAACAGAGAGTTTTTGACCTGATTGAGTCACTAAATAGTGAACTACTCGAATTAAAGGAGCAACCTTTTGGAGTATCGGAAAATAAAGAAGGTTAGACATTATGTATATGACAATATCCAAGAATTCAACATTTCAAATCAGGATGTCGAGATATCTGAAAATTGGCGTACCGCTAATGAAGGTGATTGGGTTCATTCTGATGATGGTCGCATTGTCCAGTTACTTAGGGTAAAAAATGAAATCAAACATCCCAACGACAGAAAAAATTACAAGTTTGCCAAAGGTTACGTACGGACAGTTGTCGGCACGTTCCTTAAGCGCAAAACAAATACAATGGACACGGACTTTTCTCAACACGCCAACAGGTATACGTTTTCAAAAACGATAAAAAATCCTGCCGACCGCGTTTATAAACGTGAAAAAACAACAAATAAAGAGAAAATTTTCGCAACAAATGTTGCGGTGGGGATGGGTCCTGTTAAAGCGTATATGGATGCGTTCAATGAGGACAAGGAAGATACAGCTAAGAAAAAAGCTGTCATCCTACTAAAACAAAGAAGGGTAATTAGAGAAGTGGAAAAAAGCGTAATGGATGTTGCCAAGGAGTTGGGAATTGACCATACATATGTACTGCAATCACTGAAACTATTAGCTGAAAGTACAGATGATGAAAATATAGCATTACAGTCGTTAAAGGAGATGGGTAAGGCAATTGGAACACTGAGCGGCGGTGTGAAGAAGATTGAGACAGGTGTAATGGGTCTATTTAAAGGATTTTCACCTGGCCAATTAGAAGGTGCCGATACCAGAAACTTACTAAAGGAGAAAACAAATGATATGTCCGAGTTGTACGAGTCACCTGGTGATAAAAAACGGGAGGAAGATACAAAGAACGGGGACGAAGCAGGAGTATAAATGCAAATCATGTGCCCGTAGATTCTTAATCCCAATAGAGTCAGTCGTCAATGAAAGGACTGACAACATTGAGCCAGGGCGTATATTTGCAGCAGAGTTCGATGATACAATACGTATCCATGCATTAACTGATATACACGTTGGTGCTGTTGAACACGATTTTAAAAAGTTTGATGAAGCGATAAAATCAATTAAAAAGGATGATAATGCCCGTTGGTTTGCCAATGGCGATATTCTCGAACTAATACCACCTAACTATAAAATCAATCAGCGTGGACAAAATATACCACCAGAAGACCAGTATATGGAATTCGTTGAGAGAGTTGAATCAATACGCGATAAGTGCCTATTTATTCGTGGTGGGAATCATGATTATTTGCGTAGTTTCAATATACTTGATTTTGATGTTTGCAAGGTAATGGCAAAGGAACTGGGTGTTCCATATTATAGATTACCAGGATATTCAAAGATTTCAGTAAAGGGAAAGGATTGGTATTTGGTTAGCGGCCATGGGAAATCAGGGGCAAAAAACGGTGATTTGGAACTTGATAAAATGGCAGCGGTCTACCCTTGGGGTGATGTATTCTTTCTCGGTCACAATCACCAGTTATATGCAAAACCTGTGGATTCGATTGTTGTTGATGATTGTGATGAGGAAACTCTACGCCGCAGATGGTACGTACGTGGTGGCTCTTTTTTACGGTATGCGGACTATGCTAGATATTCGTTCTATCAACTTGTTAGGACTGGCTGGGTAACAATTGAATTTTCAGATATTAGAATAAGGTGCTTGGAGAACTAATATGCAGAAAGATGTAATAAGGGAACGCCAGGATAAGATATTAATAGAAACTCCATATGGAACTATTGAATCTGACTCTGGCAATCATTTTGTTGATATAGCGACAATAGTTGTTATTATACTTGTTTGTGCATTATTAAAATTTAAAGGAGCATTATTACTAAAAAGAATGTTCAATAAATAATGGATATAGGTATATTAAATGAACTTGGATATGTGGAAGTAATTGAAATATCAGTCTGGTTAGGTCTAATGTATTACGGAAAATGTTGGATAGATAATAGGTTTAAATAGAAATGAACATTAATACTCAAAATGTAAGCGAAGCTGAGAGTGTTTTACAACTATCTAAGAATGACCTGATATCATTCGGTAAATTGTTCCTACCACAGGATTTCATGCGTAGTGAAACCCCTCCATTCCATTACGAGGTTGCCGATTGTATTGATAACGAGGATATTCGGCAATTGGCAGTTATTCTACCACGTGGACATGGGAAAACTGTATTGACAAAGGCAGGAATCCTTAAAGACTTCTTGTTTTGCCCAGAGGATGACCATTTATTCTATGCTTGGGTTTCAGCCACTTATAAGCTATCAGTAGGTAATATGGATTATATAAAACATCATTTGACTCATAATGAAAAAATATTGTATTATTTTGGTACAATGAAGGGTAGCAAATGGACTGAGGAAGATATTGAGCTAACTAATGGTTGTAAATTAATTTCAAAATCAAATGTTGCAGGAATACGTGGTGGTAGTAAATTACACAAGAGATACGATTTAATTATACTGGATGACTTCGAACATGAAGCCAATACTATCACAAAAGATGCACGTGATAAAAATGCGAATCTTGTTACTGCTGTTGTTTTTCCTGCCCTCGAGCCTCATACTGGGCGTTTACGAATTAATGGTACTCCTGTGCATTATGATTCTTTCATTAATAATCTACTTACTAGCTACTATAAGGCAAAAAAGAATGGAAAAGCAGACGAATTTGCCTGGAAAGTAATGACATATAAGGCTCGTAATGAAAGTGGTTCACTTCTATGGCCTAGTTTCTTTACTGATAAAGTTCTCAAACAACGCAAGAAGTTTTATATTGATTCTGGTCAACCTTCTAAATATTGGCAGGAATATTTCATGGAGGTACAGAGTGAAGAAGATGCAATATGGATTCGAGATGATATAAGGTATTGGTCGGGTTACTATCATTATGAGGACAATCAGGGTAACCTAATAATTAATGGGGAACAAACACCAGTTAACACGTTTATAGGATGTGACCCAGCTACAGACATTGATACGAAAGAGTCAGACTTCTCTGTAATAATGGTCATTGCAATTGACCCCGATAACAACGCTTATGTTGTAGAATACGAGAGACATCGTAGTATTCCAACAATCGGGGGTAAATCATTTGATGGCAGTATACGAGGTAAGAAAGGTGTTGTTGACTACATAATGGATTTATACGAAAAGTACCATTGTAATTCAGCAACCGTAGAAGATGTGGCTATGAACCGTAGTATATTTCAAGCCCTGAACGAAGAACGAAGATTAAGAAATAAGTTCAATGTATCAGTTATTCCTCAAAAGCCAGGGGGGACGAATAAGAGAAATAGAATTTATAGCGGGTTATCAGCTCGTTTCAGTATGAAGACAGTACATTTAAAGGAAAATATGTTTGATTTAGTTACAGAAGTGCTTACTTTCGGACCAAGAATGGCTCATGACGATACAATTGAGACCCTATATTATGCTTTATTGCACGCTTTCCCTCCTGGGATGAGTAAAGACGATAAGGGTAAATTTGTTGTGAGAAAAAGAAAACAAGCAAAAAGTTGGGTAGTAGCATAATGAGTGACGTTCTTTTTAGCGATAAAGGAATTGCCATATTACCTCATAAGATGGGGGCCGAGTTAAAAGAGGTTAGTGCCTTGGATAACTTCGGTAAAAATGTTCTTGGATTTGGTGTTGATGAATATAACGAATCAATCGGTTCCAATGAAACTCCGTCAGATTTGCCTTGGTCATCGACTGAGATGATTAATAAGTATAGAAGGCTCATACTTGACAGATTGATGGCTGTGCCTCCAAAAAGTACATTGTACGGTTCAAGGGGCCAGGCGTTAATGCGCAGTAGGCAACTCTACAATGAGGGAGAAGGCGGACAACCTTCGGGATTCTAGGAGGCCTAGATGGCAAGAAAAAATAAGGGGGCTGTAAATAAACAACTTTGGGATAGAGCTAATAGCACCCACCGCCGTAAATGGCAGTTTACAAGTCAAAAAGGATTTGATTTTTACCTCGATGAGCAACTAACAAAAGAAGAATCGGATTCTCTAAAAGAATCTGGTATGCCAAGTTTCACGATTAATAGGGTATTGCCTATTGTCGAGATAATGAAATACTTTGTTACAGCGCAGAATCCAAGATGGAAAGCTGTTGGTGTAACTGGTGATGATACTGATATTGCTCAAGTCCATTCCGATATATCAGAATACTGTTGGTATATATCAAATGGTAAATCTTTATACAGTCAGGTAATTCTAGACTCTCTAACGAAAGGCGTTGGATACTTTTTAGTCGATGTTGAGCAGGATATGGACATTGGTAAGGGTGAGGTAATCTTCAAGAGAATTGAACCATACGATGTCTTTGTTGACCCAATGAGCCGTGACTTTCTATTCAGAGATGCGGGATTTATAACTGTTCGTAAAAATGTAACACGTACCCAGTTAAAGAATCTATTCCCTGAATTTTCTAGAAAAATACAAAGGGCAAGTCCTGGTTCAGGGTCTGGTGTCACAGAAACTCTTTCATTGAGAGATAGGGACGAATCGAAGATTATACAACAGGAAGATATCAGTCTTGGTATCGGTAGTGACGGTGATGACGATGATATAATCGCCTACTATGAAACCTATCAAAAGGTGAAGAAGCCATTCATCAATGCATATATTAAATCACCTCCTGATGAAGTTGAAATGAGGGATATTCAAAAGGCAATTGATGTTGAGATAAAAGAATTCGCTGCTGAGATGACTGTTCAACTTGAAGAGAAAAAGTTACAGATTCAGCAGGCATTACAGTCAGGTGAGATTATTCCCGATAGAGCTCAACTGGAACTTGAAAAAGCTGAAAAAGAAACGGCAGCGTCCATTGAACGTCAGAAACAGGTTCTAAGGTCACAAGCAGAAGAGATACGTTCCAAGATTGAGCAGACAATAATTCCAGAGGAAGACTTCAAAGAATTAATGAAGGAACCTGAATTCGCCAATAAGGTGGTTGATTCAGTCAAGTTCTATGAGTATCGCGTTGACCTTGTATGCAGTGTTGGTGAGGATACCTTCTTATACGAATATGAATTGCCTATAAATGAGTATCCAATAATACCAATTCCATATATTTACACTGGAACTCCATATCCGATGTCAGCCGTGATGCCACTAATTGGTAAACAACAGGAAATCAATAAGGCTCATCAGATTATGATTCATAATGCAAATCTTGCATCGAATCTTAGGTGGATATACGAGGAAGGTTCAGTTGATGAAGAAGAATGGGAACGATATTCATCATCCCCAGGAGCATTATTAAAGTATCGTCAGGGATTTAATCCCCCAACTCCTGTATTACCAGCTCCAATCAACAATGCTTTCTATACAATAACTCAAGAGGGTAAATCTGATGCTGAGTACATATCTGGTGTGCCATCTGCGATGATGGGGTTCACCCAGGACCAGCCAGAGACTTACAGAGGTCTTCTTGCTAACGATGAATTTGGTACTAGAAGATTAAAGGCGTGGATGGGTAGTATTGTTGAACCTGCCCTTGAACAACTAGGTAAGTGTTTTCAAATGGTATCACAGAGTCACTATACAATCGACAAGATATTTAGACTAGTACAACCTGAGGCTGGTCAAAAAGAAGGCGGAGAAGAGAAAGAGTCAAGAATTAATATACCAATCTACAATGATTATGGCGAGGCAGTCGGTAAATGGAATGACTACGCAGCGGGTAAGTTTGATGTACGTATTGTAGCTGGCGCAACGATGCCATTAAATAGATGGGCATTACTTGAGGAATATTTCAGGTGGTTCCAGGCTGGACTCATTGATGACATTGCCATGATTGGTGAAACCGATATAAGAAATAAAGAAAGAATTATTGAGCGTAAGTCGTTATATGCACAATTGCAATCACAACTGCAGCAAATGGAAGAAGCAGTAAAAGACAAGGAAGGAACAAT